TAGATCATCAACTGATGCAACTAAGGGTCCACTATTTACTGGATACCAATTAAAGTCTTTACCTGCTGTGCCTCGCCAGAGAATAATCCAATACCCTTTGTTCTGCTATGACCACGAGAGCGATAACTTAGGTGTTGAGGTGGGCTATGAAGGTTCAGCCTATGATCGGTTGAGTCAATTAGAAGCAATAGAAAATGTAGGAGATACCATCAGAGTAGAAGACTTTAGAACTGGTGAGTCCTATATTGGATTAATTGAAGAGCTTGACTTTATAAACAGAACCCCAAGTGATAGACGATTCTCCGGATACGGTGGATTGTTAATCGCTACTATTAGATTGATATGATGATATGACACCGAATGAATGGGCAGGACTGGCAGTAGCAGCAACGACTCTTGTTGGAGCGTTAGCAATGACAGTAAGACACCTAGTTAAATATTACCTATCTGAACTTCGCCCGAATGGAGGCTCAAGCCTCCGAGACTCCGTTGATAGATTGGAACGACAGGTTGAGGAAATTTACAGCATCCTTATTAATCGTAGTAAACCTTAGCTTATTAACTGGTTGTGGCTACCAAGGCTGGATGCGTTATCCCTGCCAAGAGTTTGAGAATTGGGAAAAACCTGAGTGTAATCCGCCTCAGTGTTTAGCAGTAGGACAGTGTACTAAAGATTTAATTCCAGATTCAGTGGAGGTAAGTAATGGCGAAACAAAAACTAAGCCCTGAAGAGTTACACGCTAGGCTCATAGTTGCTATTGGAATTATATTGGCAATTGTATTTGCTGGCTCAGTGTTCTCTTTACTGTATGCCTTCTTGTTTATTACGCAACCTTTAGGTGAACAAGCACCAAATGATAAAGCTGCTATTGATCTAGTATCAACCCTGTGTGTGTTCCTTACAGGAACCCTTGCGGGGATCGTATCTGCTAACGGACTAAAGAGTAAGAAAAGAGATGAGGATGTCAAGTGAAATTGATTGCAAAGAGAGCAACACCTGCTGCAATAGCTGTGCTACGCCAAGCGACAGCGTTGTATCCGAAGCGCAACAGGCTATCAGACGGGTTGTTGCCTTCATCGGCACACATTAAACAAAGCCCTAACTCAGATCACAATACTGGACTAGCGGTTGATCTAACCCACGATCCTAAGAATGGTGTTGATTGTGTGGAGATATTTGAGAAGTTAAAAGAGGATGCAAGAGTTAAGTATTTGATATTTCAGGGGAAGATCTGGTCTAAAGAAAAAGCCAAAGAGGGTAACCGCACCTATACCGGCAGTAACCAACACAATAAACATTTACATATTTCTATAAACGATGAGTCAGCAAATGACACATCACCTTGGTTCTGGTGGATGAATCAACCTAAAGCGATCAATACTTTGATTGCTTCGGTTATGACTACACCAGCAAAGAAAGCATATAAAGTCCCAGTGTGTACCTGTTGCAAGGTGCATAGCAAGACAAAATAGAAGGAGAGAAAATGAACCCAACGTTCAAGCAAGCAGCACTAAGTTGGTTCCGAGCAGCAGCCGCAGCAGTAGTTGCACTGTATGTAAGTGGAATCACCGATCCTAAGCAATTAGGCGCAGCAGCATTAGCAGGTCTAGCAGGACCATTATTGAAGTGGCTAGATCCATCAGCTACAGAATTTGGTAGAGGCTCAGAGTAATTAACTTTACTGCGAGGCAATACAGGGCCACCCTTAACGGGGTGGCCTTCTTTTTTTATGCCTTTTTAAGGGTCAAAAGATGGCGAGTTGCGCCTGTTTCACAGGCGGTTAGGGGTAGGAGGTGGCTAAACTTCCCTGGCTGGGTCATCTATCGGACAAGGGACCACTACTAGGTTGCCACAGTTAGCGCAGGTTGCATCTAACATATACCAAGAGATCTCAAAGTTATCAAAGGTAGCTAGGATAGAGAAGACTTTAGAGCCACAAGGACAAGCGTGTAATGGTCCTAAGGATCTAAGATCTGTACCAAATTTATCAGGTATCTTATCTTTATTTTTTCGCAGGGTTGGTAGACGGAACATACTGACCGTACTATCGCGGCGCTTAATGCGCCGCCCGTACTGTAATTCGCCTCACGGCTCATATGGTACACATTCTGGGACTAGTAACCGATAAAGATCGTATTCACGGCGTGTCCTTATCACATCCCACCATTGTCTGTGCCTAGTGCTACAATTAATTTAAGACAAAAGGAGGGACTATATTGACTACGGTTGTTGGTATTCAAGGAAATGGTTATGTAGTTCTTGCTGCTGACTCACAGATTACTGAAGATAATCTAAGAACAATTAGTTTAGGCACACCCAAGATAGTTCAAGTTGGTTATGTTGCCATTGGAATTACCGGTGATACTAGAGCTGGTGATATTTTAACTTACAACTGGAAGCCACCAACATACAGAGGTGAAGATCCTGTCCAGTTTATGGGCAAGAAAATGATTCCATCTATTATCAATGCCTTCAATAAAAACACTTATGACTGGGCTAATGTTGATAAGAAAGATGGTGGCTTTGATTATCTAATAGCCTTTGATTCTAATCTGTTTCATATTGCTTGTGATATGTCATTCATTCAAAATGAACTAAAGGTTTATGGTATTGGATCAGGTGGTCAGTTTGCTACTGGATATCTATTCTCACTTGACTATCAAGTTATGACTCAAGATAAGGCAGTTGAGATAGCACAGAAGGCAGTAGAGATAGCCAGCATATTAGATATCAATACCTGTCCACCCATTCAGATAGCGGTGCAGAAAAGAAAAAGTAAATGATTATAAAGACTAGAAAGTTTGCTATCCAAGAAGCCTATGAAAAAGGTTATGAAGATGGCATCAAGGCTTGCAGAGATACCAACACTAACTGGGAGGAACAGAACAAGATGAGAGAGCAGTGGCTACGGGACAATCCCGATGCAGGATATATAGGATGGATGTCAATATGACAGATCCAAAAGAATTACTACTACAAGTCTTACGAGATAAGGATGCTGGTAGGGCTAGATCTAAACAGACACAGGTGGGTCCATCAGAGTTAGGTGGTTGTCGCCGTAAGGTTTGGTATCGCCTTAACGATCAACCTGAAACTAATGATAACGAATTAAAACTCTCAGCTATTATGGGTACTGCTATCCACGCTGAGATAGAGAAAGCAATATCAACTGCTGATCCAAAGGGTGAGAAGTATTGGGTTGAAACATCTGTTGAATACAATGGAATGAAAGCTCATATAGATTTATATATACCAGAAACAGGAGATGTGATAGATTGGAAAACCGTTAAGGTTAAGAATCTATCTTACTTCCCATCGCTACAACAGCGTTGGCAAGTTCAGGTATATGGCTACTTGCTTGACAAGTCTGGAAAGGGGTCACCCAGAACTGTTAATCTAGTAGCCATAGCAAGAGATGGTGATGAAAGAGATGTCAAGGTTCATTCAGAACCTTATGATCCGAAGTTAGCAGAAGATGCTTTGAATTGGTTATCTGCTATCAAAGAGAGCGCAGATGCACCAGGGCCAGAGCGCGATCAAAGTTACTGCAAGTTCTATTGCAAATACTTTGATGAGTCGGGCGAGATGGGATGTACTGGTCTAAAAAAAGAACGTATCAAGGAAGATGAAGTCTTTATAGATAATCCTGAAGTGGACACATCTGCCTTGAAGTACTTACAATTAGATGCAAAGATTAAAGAACTGACTACTGAACGCGAGTCATTAAAAGCTGCGTTAGAAGGATTTACTGGTTCTACCAATAGCGGTGTATCCATTACTTGGAGCACAGTTAGTGGTAGAGAATCAGTAGATACCGAAGAGGTTGAGAAACTTCTCGGTTTCGTACCAAAGAAACAAGGACAGGAATCAACAAGGTTATCTGTCAAACATACTGGAGGTAAGTAAATGGCTGCACCGGAAAGCACGAAGTTCCAAATCAACTACAAGCTAGGTGATGGAACTCTAGTAAATATTTATGCAACAAGTCAGGCTGAATTAGAGGCATCTCTAACTTCAATTGCTGATGTAGCAACATTAGTAACATCAACTGGCACCGCACTTGGTGCTACTGCACAACCAAGTGGTGGAGCAATTGCCTATGCTAAGAAAGCACTAGGCGCTACTGCTGTATCTGCAACAGATGCAACTGCACCTGATTGTAAGCACGGCTCAATGGCATTTCGCTCAGGCGTAGGACAGAAAGGTCCTTGGAAAGGTTGGATGTGTGCTGCACCTAAAGGTGCTGTAGACAAATGCGAAACCGTCTGGATTAGATAGGCAATGCGGGTTCCCTGGAACTATGAGAACCCAGCTTGCGCCGAAGTGGGTGTGGAATTTTTCTTTCCTGAAGTAGAGGATGGAGATAGAGTCCACACTCAACAGGCTATAAACGTCTGCAAGATATGTCCCCACCTTGCAGAGTGTGCAGAGTGGGGAATCAATAAGGAACGCTTCGGTACTTGGGGCGGCATAACTGCGGCAAAAAGAAAAAGAATTAGACAGCTAAGAGGGATAACTCTTCCTAGAGAGGATTACGTTGCTAAACATAGATAGAGCGTGGCGTGGTAGTACTACCAATGCAACACCACTACCTGATGTATGGAAAGATCTTGCTGTAAAACAGATCAAGTTTCGTAGAGGTCAGGTATGTATGGTTGCTGCTGCGCCTAATGCTGGCAAGAGTATGTTTGCTCTTATCTATGCAGTTAAAGCAAAGGTTCCAACTTTATTTTTCTCGGCTGACACCGACATAGCAACAGTGATGATGAGAGCAGCCTCTCACCTATCAGGACACAGTCAATTACTGGTGGAAGGAAACTTAAATAGTAACCGTCATTACTACGATAAGCACCTAGATAATATGTCCAACATACAGTTTGTCTTTGACTCATCACCATCACTAGATGATATTGAGTTAGAGATCAAGGCTTATGTTGAACTCTTTGGTATTCCACCAGAGTTGATTGTGATTGATAACCTGATGAATGTGGCTGCTGAAACTGACAATGAGTGGGCAGGACTGCGAGCTATTATGGTGGAGTTCCACGATATGGCTCG